CCAGCAGATGGTCTTGCAGCAGCGAAGTCAAACCAGTACTACAGAATTTTCCGCGTAGACAACATCATGGCATAATAAGCCAATGTTAGGAAACAACTAAGGGGGCCTCGGCCCCCTTTTTTTTATATTCCATCTGCATGCTGCAACACATATTGTAGTTGTCTTGCCTTGTTCTTCCCATAGAGATGCCAAAAGCCAGTATCCCTATCCTTATCTGTCCACAGTCGTTCACCTAGCTTAATATCGTCAAGAATATGATTATATTCAAAGTTCAATGGTTCAGGAACAATTCCTTGTTCAGTGAGATATTCACCAACAACAAGCATATTTGGATGTAATCGAATTTCTTTATCTTTTACAACATAATCTAACATTCTTTGTTTTAACCATTCAGCTAATCCAATTGCAATATCTTTTGTTATAATTTGACACCCACCATATATTGCGGTAAATGTATCAGGATCTTTTCCGAACTTTTCTAACGAAGACTTCATCCACAAGTCTCCTGCTAATCCTTTTGTTTCTGGAAAGGGTTTGGCATAATGTGTTACATAAAAATCAGCATCGGGAAGAACGAAGTAATCAATATCTTCTGATTTATGTTTTAAAATTGAAAGATATTGATGGTACAAATTACCAAGGTTACTATCACTTTTAGAATTAACAGCTTCTATCAATTCGTATTGATTAGTATAGACTATATGTCTGTAACCATGACGTTCACAATATTTTTTATATGAAGGAATCAGAACATTATTATAGAGACCGCTTAGATTTTCTTGAGTTTTATACCAAGTTCCCGATCCTATAAACGATTGTATGACAATATAGTTTGGCATATTAACCTAGTTCATGTTTAGCCATTTCATCTAGTGCATCTTGTCTTATAGCTCTATAGATTATTCCTCTGCGCGGCATGTCAGTATAATTTGGCATAATAGCATGTAATACGTTTCCATAAAAACATGCAAAATCTCCTAGAGGGACTTCAGGTTGAATGTAATTATCATTAAAGAATTTTCTCATATACTGTTTAGTTTCTTTCCAGTCTTCTGTATCCCAAATATACTTATGTGTATTTGTCACATAACCAGTAGCACCATTCTCTACAGTAAAGTCTGTTAGAGGAATCATAAAAGTTATGCTTAAAGGACCCTCATCTAAGTACTTAGACATCTGAACATCAGGTTTTTGAGGCCATAGGTATGGAGCATCAAAATGGGGACTAGCTTCAAAGTCATGCCTATTATTTGTCATAATATAACAGTTAGTTTTTTGCCAGCCCCACTTACGACCTTCAAATGATTGATTGCATACACTATCCAACATAGGAAGAAGTGTGTCTTTTATAAACGGATTTTCTTCTGGAGTCTGACTCCAATGGTACGCCCAATCAATATCATTAAGCATATCTTTAGTTTCAGCTTCTTCACGCATCCGCCAACCACTATACCAATCACCTCCAGCCGTCAATCCTACATGAGGTTGAATCTCACTTGCGATATTGTTAACAGCGCTGAGGTCAGATAAAGCAAATTGGTCTTGGAAAATAGTTAAACCAGTTTCCTTTAATTGTGTTAAGTTATGAGGCATAATTTAAACTATAACTCCTTATGAACCTAAGACAACCTCGTATGAGCCATTGTCTGTAAGATCAAAACCTTCGATAAATACATGATGACTATCATCCGCTTGATTTAGTAAAGAGTCAACAGCGCGTTGAATATCTTCTTGTGTAGCAGTAGCTAGGAAAGAAGAAACCTCGGCAAATGTATAACCATTTTCGTCTTTGCCATCAATGTATGTATATATCAAACGAGTACCTTCTTTGAACTCTGCTGGAATCTCTACTTCGTCACACCATACTGAATTAAAATTTGTCATTTCTTTTCTCCTTTGTTAACTTTAATATAACATATACAAACGAAGATGTCAACAGTTAATTTGAGAAATACATATAAAAGAAACGTATAAATAGAAGCAGTTAAAACTTTTTGGAAATTATTATGGCTACACCAAACATCACAACAGGCTTGCTAGATACAGTTGTTTCTGACAATAACAACCTTTTGCAACCATCTGGGTTTAAAGTACAGATTAATAGAAAGAAGTTCCCCAACCTAGAGTTCTTTGCAACTGGAGTTATTCATCCGTCGATGGTTGCTTCTCCTGTCGAGCAGTCGTTCAGACGTATAACATCAATTCCTTTTGCTGCCGATAAGATTACATTTGGTGAAGTGGTGATTGAGACTTTACTTGATGAGAACTTAACAGCATATAAAGAAGTTTACAATTGGATGAATTACATTATCAACACTGATGATATTAATCCAGTTGCTGCAACGGATGTGCGACCAGCATCGTACGCTGACATAAAAGTAATGGTACTAAATAGTCATAACAATGTAACTAACACAATTACATACTATGGTGCAATTCCTGTTAGTCTTGGAGATGTCCCTTTACTTTCAACAGCAGGTGATGTACAATATGTTAATTGTCCTATATCGTTTAGGTTCGTACAATTTGACATTGAATAAAGAAGGCTTATATTATGAAAACTTTGGAAGAGGTCTTAGAGGCCTGGGGAACTGACTCCCAACTACCACGCAACAATTTAGATGAAGCTTCTCGTGCAACACCAACACTGCACGCTAAGTATCTTGCTGTTCTATCTCAAACAAAGCTACGAATGAAGAAAGCTGAGATGGATCAAAAGAAGCTATTGAAACTTAAATGGCTTTGGTATAACGGTAAGATGGATGAGGAACAAGTCAAAGAACTTGGATGGGATTTTGATCCGCTAGAAGGATTGAAGATCATGAAAGGTGAAATGGATTACTATTATGATTCTGATACAGAGATTCAACAATCAGAGATGAAAATCCAGTATCTAAAAACCATGATAGATACACTAAATGAGATTGTTAATAATCTCAATTGGAGACACCAAAGTATTGGTAATATGATTAAGTGGAAGGTGTTTGAAGCCGGTGGCTGATATCATTTGCAGATTAAAAGACTACTCCATGTTGGAAGTAGATGTTGAGCCAGGACTAGCTGCTGAGCTTAGTGATTACTTCTCGTTCTATGTTCCAGGTTATAAGTTTATGCCTGCATACAAGAACAAAGTGTGGGATGGAAAGANNAGATAAAACTATTCAATCGTGTGAACGGTGAGCTCAATGCAGGCCTTTACGTTTATATGATAAAGTTTGCCGCTGAACGTGGATATGAGGTTGATACAGAAGAGACGGATTATGGTCTTCCTATTCCTACAGAGAAGTTAGATACTCTACTGTTCAATTCATTTTTGGAATCATGTCAGCTTCCATTCATGCCACGGGAGTATCAATACGATGCAGTAGTCACAGCGCTAACTCGTAGTAGAGGAATCCTACTATCTCCCACAGGCTCAGGTAAATCATTTATTGCATACTTGCTTATAAAATACTACATGAGTATGATAGATGAGCACAAGCAGATTCTGATCATTGTCCCTACAACATCCCTCGTCGAACAGATGGTATCTGATTTTGAAGACTATGGAATGATGACAGATGATGCTGTTCATAAAATTTATTCAGGGAAAGATAAGAATACAACTAAACGCGTCATTGTATCAACATGGCAATCGATATACAAATTCCCTCCTGCATGGTTTAAGAAATTTGGAATGGTTATTGGTGATGAGTGTCATGGATTCAAATCTAAGTCATTATCATCTATTATGAACAAGGCTACTGAAGCAAAGTATCGGTACGGTCTTACAGGAACGCTCGATGGTACTCAGACTCATAAGTTAGTGCTAGAGGGGCTATTTGGGCCTGTATATCAAGTGACAAAGACCGTAGAATTACAAAATGACGGAACTTTAGCACCCCTAGATATAGATGTATTAGTTTTAAAGTATAGTGAAGAAACGCGGAAGGCTTGGGATGCAAAAACTTACCAAGAGGAAATTGACTGGATTGTGCGAAATGATTGTCGTAACCGGTTTATTCGCAATCTGGCTGTGGGCACTAATGGCAACACTCTCGTCTTATTTCAACGTGTGGATGCTCATGGAAAGCCTCTCTTTGACTTGATAAATAGTAAGGTCAAAGAGGGAAGAAAAGTATTCTTTGTATCTGGTGAAGTAGCTACTAGTGACAGGGAAGCAATTCGTAAGATAGTGGAGAAGCAAAAAGATGCTATCATTGTCGCTAGTCTTGGTACTTTTAGTACTGGTATCAACATACGCAACTTGCATAATATTATATTTGCAAGTCCCTCAAAATCACAGATCAAAGTACTACAATCGATTGGGCGTGGCCTACGGCAATCGGATAATGGACAGACTACTAGACTCTATGACATTGCCGACGACTTACATTGGCACAAAAGAAAGAACTACACACTCATACATTCAGCAGAACGAGTAAAGATATACAGTAAAGAACAATTCAATTATCAGCTCCACGAGGTGCCCATTGACTAATATAAGACAAATGAAATTGGTAAGCGGTGAAGAAGTAATAGCTGAAATCATTCAGTATTCCGACGAAGAGAATGCGGCGATGATCGTTCGCGCGGTTCTAAAAGTAATAGCATCCGAACGTGCAGACGGTTTTCGATACTATGCTTTGAGACCATGGATGATTTACGCAGAAGATATGAACGAGCTGTTAACAATCAATTCTGATCAAGTTGTAGGGGAGATGTTTCCTTCAACTGAGATTATGAAGCAATATGTTATGACTGTTCAAGAATATGTTAAAAATAGTGAAAAGAAAGCTGAAGCTGAAAAGGAAATGACAGAAGAGGTTCAAGATTGGTCTCAGAAACTGTTAGATGACATAGCTTCAGATTCGGATGGGACAGTGGTTAGATTATTTCCATCAGGCAATAAGACGATGCACTGATGGAAGATTGTGATGCATGGCATAAATATCCACACCACCACAATTGGTTTAACAAACTTTGGTTAGCCGAAAGTTTAGGGTATAGGTGCGGTCCGGCTGGAACTGATATACCTCAAGATGGCTTGTATGTTATTCGTCCCATATATAACTTAGGAGGAATGGGAGTTGGCGCTTATGTCTTAAAAATGAAGAAAGGCGACTTCACAACAGTTCAACCTGGATACTTTTGGCAAGAACATTTCTATGGACCTCACTATTCTACAGACTATAAGTGGAAATGGGATCGCGATAAAATACATGGAAAGTGGGAACCTATAAGTTCTTGGGAAGGAACAAACTTTCCAATTAACCTCTCAAAGTTTACTGAATGGAAAAGAGTATCAGTATTTCCTAAACTACCAAAGCAACTAGATCAATTGCGTGATGTAGGTACTATCAATGTTGAAAGTATTGAAACAATTGATTCAAAAGGGAACACATATTCGAATGTAATTGAAGTGCATCTTAGATCAAACCCCGATCCGCAATATGATCATCTAGTGCCAGTATGGAAGTCGACCCATGCAGACTTCATAGCTCATTACAAAATGCAAGGCTACAAATTTGTTGAGGCGTATGATGATTCGAATAAATGTCTTGATGATCCCCGCTTGGGGTTCTTAGTAAAATAAGGGTATACTACCCACTGCAAAGGCGGCTTCTTTATTATACGGGGGTTGTCAAATAAGTCAACAGAAAAAAAGCGGTTGCCCTAATCTTTTTTCTGATGTATTATAATTATATGAAATGAGGATTATATTATGGCAAAACGCGCGAGCATTCATTATGTTAATAACGCTGACTTCTCTACAGCTGTTGTAGAGTATGTAACTGTTGTTCGTGAAGCAAAGGCAAATGAAGAGAAACTACCTATAGTTCCTGATTACATTGCTCAATGCTTCTTACGGATTGCAGAGGGTCTTTCACACAAGTCTAACTTTGTCCGGTACACATATCGTGAAGAAATGGTGATGGATGCTGTTGAGAATTGTCTGAAGGCCATTGAAAACTATAATCTCGAAGCTGCAACTAGATCTGGTAGACCTAATGCATTTGCATACTTCACACAGATTAGTTGGTATGCGTTTCTTCGTAGAATTGCTAAAGAGAAGAAACAACAAGATATTAAGATCAAGTATTTAGCTCAATCAGGCCTTGATGAATTTATAACATCCAGCAGTGAGGCTGGTGCACAGAATGTTGCACAGGCATTTGTCGATACCCTAAAGGACCGTATTGATAAGATCAAAGACGTTGATACATCAGTCAAGACCTTTGCTAAGATTGAGAGAAAGAAGCGAAAGGTGAATGTAGATTCAGACTTGTCTAAGTTTATGGAGGAGTGAAGATGAGTACAGTATTAATTACCGGAGCCGAAGGAATGATTGGCTCCAGACTATCCGAACATCTATTTGAACATGGATACAATATTGTTGAGTTCGAAGGAGATGTTACAGACCCAATGGCTTGGAAGCCATATCAAGATGATGACTATAACTTTGTGATCCACTTAGCAGCTCTTGCTGGTGTTCGTGATTCATTTGATAAACCTGACTTGTACTATCATAACAATGTAGAAGGTACATATCAAGCGTTGGAATTTGCTGAGGAAGTAGATGCCAAAGTTTTATACGCGTCTAGTTCTAATGCGTGGGAGTGGTGGGGAAATCCATATGCTACCACTAAGAAGATGAATGAAGTGCAGGCTCAGGGCCGAGAAGCTATTGGTATGAGGTTTCATACTATCTGGCCTGGCCGCGACGACATGTTGTTTAGAATGCTTGAAAGAGGCGATGTAGAGTATATCAATGTTCATCACACTCGAGACTTTCTTCATGTGGATGATTTAGTAGATGGTATTCGTAGAACAATGGAGAACTTCGATGACGTTCTCACACAACATCCAGTTGTAGATTATGGAACAGGGCACTCAACTTCTGTAGAAGCTGTTGCCAAAGTGATGGGTTTTGAGGGACAATATAGAGATAATAATCCTCCAGGAGAACGTGTGCATACTAAAGCAGACATCGAATGGTTATTGAAACTCGGTTGGACCCCACAAAGGAATATATTAGATGTTAGTTGCCATCCTAAATGACACTCACTGTGGTACTCGCAATAGCAGCGACATATTTATCGATAACGCAGAGAAATTTTATGGCGATGTATTTTTTCCTTATTGCATGGAACATGATATTAAGCATGTGCTGCATCTTGGTGATTACTACGATAACAGGAAATTTATTAACTTCCGCGCTCTTAACAGGAACCGTCATCACTTTCTTAAACCGTTAAGAGACAACGGAATGACTATGGATATTATCCGTGGTAATCACGACACGTATTATAAGAACACAGGTGAGTTGAATTCACTAAAAGAGTTGCTAGGTCATTACATGAACGAAGTAACTATTATTCAAGAACCTACAGTTATGGAATATGGGTCTCTTAAAGTAGGCCTGGTCCCATGGATCGACGCTGAGAATGAGGAGCGATCCTTAAACTTCTTAGCAAACGCTAAGTGTGATTGGATCGGTGGTCATTTTGATATCGTGGGATATGAAATGCTCAAAGGCATCAAGTGCGAGCATGGTCTAGATCCGCAAGTGTTCAAACGGTTTGAGCAAGTTTTATCTGGACACTTTCATACAAAATCAAGTCAAGGGAACATAACATACCTTGGTTCACAAATGGAGTTTTTCTGGAATGACGCGCACGACGATAAGTTCTTTCACATCCTGGATACGGAGACACGAGAGCTCACTGCTATCCGCAACCCTCATACTCTGCACCATCGGATCTATTATAACGATGTGGAAACTGATTACCTTCAGTATCCACTTGATGCAATAGATGGCAAGTTTGTAAAGGTAGTGGTAATCAATAAGTCTGATCAATTTGTCTTTGATAGGTTCATTGATCGTATTCAGAATCGTGAGATTCTAGAGTTGAAGATTGCTGAGAACTTTAGTGAGTTCTTGGGAAATAATGTCGATGATCAAGAAATATCTGTTGAAGATACATCTGTTTTGCTGGATAGTTATGTAGACGCTGTTGAGACAGATCTCGATAAGAATCGAATCAAACAACAGATGAATGAGTTGATGACAGAGGCCCAAGCCCTAGAGATAGCATGATTACATTTAAAACTTTACGGTGGAAGAACTTTCTTTCAACAGGAAATTCCTGGTCGACTGTTGACTTTTGTAAGTCAAAGACTACATTAGTAGTAGGCCAGAATGGTGCTGGTAAGTCAACAATGCTCGATGCACTGAGCTTTGCATTGTTTGGCAAAGCGCATCGTAACATTGGTAAGAACCAACTGGTTAACTCCATCAACAATAAAGGAACAGTAGTAGAAGTTACGTTTAACGTGCACGGCTCTGAGTTTAAGATTATCCGTGGCATTAAACCTAACTCCTTTGAGATTTGGCAGGGGGATACAATGATTAATCAATCATCCCATGCCAAAGAGTACCAGAAGATCCTCGAGCAGAACATCTTGAAGCTCAATCATAAGAGCTTTCATCAGATTGTAGTACTGGGATCTTCCTCCTTCATTCCCTTCATGCAGCTCTCAGCAACGCATCGAAGAGATGTTATCGAGGATCTTCTGGACATTAACGTCTTCTCCAAAATGAATTCTATTCTAAAGGAGAAGACGTCCCTATTAAAAGATGAGATCAAAGATGTTACACACCAGAGCGAAGTTAACAAAACGAAAGTCGATGCTCAGAAGAAGTACATCAAAGATGTCAAGGCTATCAATCAAGAAGCCAAAGAAGAGAAGTTCAAACTCATCGACGATTATCGAGATGAGATTAAAACTCTTAATGAGCAAAACGGATACTTATCTTCCTACGTGGAAGAACGCTTATTACCACTCACAAGCACTAAGCAAGAGACGCAAGCAAAGATCCAAGAGCTCACTACGTTCAGGGCGAGGTTCAAGGCCGATATCAAGAAACTGGTTTCGGAAGTCAAGTTCTTCGAGGAAAATGATACCTGCCCCGTCTGCACGCAGCCAATCACTGAGGAGACGAAAGGGTCCCATATCCTGGAAGGTAAAGAACGAGCTAAAGAACTTGGTGATGCCTTATCGACTGCTGACACTTCTTTGGAGAGACGACAAGCAGTTCTACTAGAGACAGAAGCAGAGTTGTCGGAGGTGCAGAAGTCTCAGAGTGCAATGCACGCCAACAACTCTAACATCCAAACCTTTCAGAACGCTATTGATCGAACTCAAAGTGAGATTGACAATATAGGTAAGGGCGCAGATATTGATGCTGCGAATACTGACCTTAATCTCCTTATAGAATCCGGCGATCAGCTAGTAGAAGATCGGTTAATCCTAAACGAGCAGTATAATTACAATCTTGTGCTATCACATATGCTGAAGGATACAGGAATCAAAACCAAGATCATTAAGCAGTACTTGCCGGTGATTAATCAACTGTGTAATCAGTTCTTGCAGATCTTAGACTTCTTTGTATCCTTTAACTTGGATGAATCATTCCAAGAGACAATCAGATCACGTCATCGTGATAACTTCTCATATGATTCATTCTCTGAGGGTGAGAAGCAACGTATTGATCTGGCGTTGCTTTTCACCTGGAGACAGATTGCCAAGATGAAGAACAGCGTTGCGACAAACTTGTTAGTGTTGGATGAAACATTTGACTCATCTTTGGATCACGATGGTGTTGACAATTTAATGAAGATCATCTATACTCTTGGAGATGATACAAATGTGTTTGTTATATCTCATAAAGGTGAGGTGTTAGATGGTAAGTTTGCCAACAAACTAGAATTTGTGAAAGAGAAGAACTTTAGTAAACTTAAAGGAATAGATAATGGAACTCAGTGAGAATACCTTAACAGTTCTGAAGAATTTTGCTTCTATCAATGCTAATATTGTAATGAAAGAAGGTAATGTTCTGAAGACGGTATCCGAGGCCAAGAACTTGTTAGCTAGTGCTTCAATCTTAGAAGATATCCCTAAGGAAATTGGAGTATATGATCTAAACGAGTTTCTCGGAGTACTTGGTCTTGTTGACGCGCCTCGAGTAGATTGGAAAGATACACATGCTGTAATATCTGATTCATCAGGTCGTAGTAAGATTAAGTACTATTATTCAGATGTAGATATGTTAACATCTCCATCTAAGGATATTGTTATGCCAAGTGTAGACGTCAAGTTTGTCTTGGATAATGATGTCCTAAATAAGATCAAGAGAGCAGCAAGTGCTCTTCGTTTAGAAGAACTTGCTATCTCTGGTAAAAATGGCATCATTACTCTATCAGTTGTTGATAGTGATAATGCTACTTCAAATACTTTCTCTATCGATGTTGATGGAGATTTTGAAGAAGAAACCTTTAACTTCATACTGAACATCTCTAACCTAAAGATGTTACCTGGTAACTATGATGTAGAGATTTCACAGAAACTTATTTCACATTTTACTAATATTGAGAACAAAGCTCAGTATTGGATTGCATTAGAAAAGACATCAACATACGGAGAGTAATATGTCAGATACAACAGATCAAATGTTTGAAATCGCCAACCGTGCCGCACGAAGCATGGTTGCAGTCATTGATACAATGACACAACGAGGTGCGTTTAAAGGCGAGGAGTTATCAACTATTGGTAACCTACGAGACCAGTGTATCCAAATCATTCAACTAGCAGAGACTAATGAGCAAGAAAAGGCAACTGCCGATACTGAAGAAACCTAGTTGACTATCTATCCTTAATGTATTATATTATGAACTCTGTGAATAAGGATATCAAATGTCAAAAGACTTTCTCTGGGTTGAGAAGTATCGACCTACTTCAATAGCTGATTGTATTCTGCCAGCTAGTATGACAGAAGTATTTCAAGAAATGGTAAAGACCGGTGAGCTACACAATATGTTGCTTACCGGTACTGCCGGTCTGGGTAAGACTACTGTCGCTAAAGCTCTGTGTAAAGAGCTTGACTTAGACTATATTATTATCAATGGATCAGAAGAAGGTAACATTGATACTCTACGAGGCAAGATTAAACAGTTTGCCTCATCTGTATCTCTTTCTGGGGGATACAAAGTTGTTATCTTAGATGAGGCTGACTATCTAAATCCTCAATCTACTCAACCTGCTCTTCGTGGATTTATTGAAGAGTTTGCTAACAACTGCCGTTTCATTCTCACTTGTAACTTTAAGAATCGTATTATCGAGCCATTACACTCTCGTTGTGGAGTGTATGAGTTCAATACGACTAAGAAAGATATGGCAGGCCTTGCCGCAAAGTTTATGAAACGAATGCAATATATACTAGATACAGAGTCTGTTTCATATAATGATAAGGCATTAGCTGAATTAATTATGAAACATGCTCCTGATTGGAGGAGGGTTATAAATGAATGTCAACGTTTTGGTGTGGGCGGCATGCTGTCTTCTGGTAGTGATGTGGGTGTGGGTAGCTCGTACCCCACCCTTTTAGGATATATAAAGGATAAAGACTTTAAGAAAATGCGTCGATGGGTTGTCGACAATAGTGACGTTGACCCATCTGCTGTGTTTAGAGGTATATATGATATTATGACTGATCATATTAAACCTCAAAGTATCCCTCAACTTGTATTAATCTTAGCTGATTATCAATACAAGAATGCTTTTGTAGCTGATCATGAGCTAAATACTGTAGCTTGTATGACAGAGATGATGGCCCAGGTAGAGTTCCAATGAGACTTACTTTAGGGATAGTGGTACTATGG